ACCGCTCTACTACCCTCGCCGTTCAAGAGAATGAACGTCAAAGACCGAGAGAATGGTCTATAATCACAGGAGCTACAATGAATCTTTCTACCGCAACGAAACAGCCAACCAATCCATACGACACGCAAGCATGGATGAAATTTTACGCAGCGAACCCAGGTTTTCGCAGATCAGTAGGCGCTGAAGGCGTCAACGACGATCCTCCAGCCGACCCGCCAGCTGACTCAAAACCAGCCGACCCGCCAGCTGATCTCAAACCTACCGATCCGCCAGCAGACTCCAAGCCATCAGATGCAGAAGCCGCACTTCTGAAGGATTTGATGAAGCACAAAGAAGCTCGCAAGGCTGCTGAAGCAAAAGCCGCAGAGCTTGCAGCAAAGTTTGGCGACATTGACCCTGAGAAGTATCAGGCAATGATCGCAGCCGAGACGGAAGCTGAACAAGCCAAACGTCAGGCAGAAGAGAAGGCGGCAATTGAGCGTGGCGACTTTGAGAAGCTGCGCACTCAGATGGCTGAACAGCATGAAGAGCAGATGACCAAGATCAAGGAAAGCCTGTCTTCTGAACTGGAAACCACAAAGTCCGAGTTGACGAAGGCAGCTAGGATCATCGAAGAGCTGACCGTGGGCACACAGTTTGCGAGTTCGAAGTTCATCAAGGACCAGACAGTCTATACGCCAAACAAGGCGAGACTTCTGTATGGTTCGCATTTCGAAGCCAGTGACGGCAAGGTCATTGCTTACGATAAGCCTTCTGGGACTGAAGATCGTTCTCCGCTGGTCGACTCCAAAGGCAACCCCGTAGCATTTGACGAAGCCATGCGTCGGATCATCGAGGCTGACCCTGAGAAGGATGACATTCTGACAGCGACGATCACACCTGGAGCTGAAAGCAAGCCAGGTGACGGCAAGCCGCCAACCGGTAAGCCCACAAGTATCACCTCTCGTGACAAAATCTCAGAAGGTGTGCGCGATCTTCTGAAGGGCATCGATATGCCCGACACTCTGAAAATCTAAACATATGGGGCTGGGTCAAACCAGTCCCATAAGTCACCACTGATTCGTTTTGTTGAGCGAATTATGCCAAGACATCAAGAAGTCTTGCCTCAATATCTTGAATATGCGCCATATTTTATAAGAGATTGTTGAAAAATAACCTGTAACTTACTTTTCTTACAAGTGACTGTGGCATAATTGCCTCACATTTGTTATACTATGGCATAACTGACCGACCCGAGAGACTGGCGAGGGATGTTGCTGCGCTGATCCGCATAGAGAAATTGCTAAGTCAGCTGTGACGTATTTCAAAGTCTAACTCGTAGGAGAGTCAAAATGCCATTGCTGAAAGCCGAAGCTGAAAAGCTCAGCAATAACACCCTGCTTCAGGGCGTTGTTGAAGAAATTATCGACCGTGACGCTATGTTCGCCATGCTGCCCTTTTCGCAGGTGAACTCCAAAGCGCTGGTCTACAACCGCGAAACAACTCTTTCCGGTGCCGACTTCATTGATCCAAACGAAGTGATCAACGAAGAGGCGAGCACGTTCACCGAAGTCACTGCGAAGCTGCGCATTCTGGCTGGCGACGTGGACATCGACAAGTTCCTCATCGAAACAATGGGCGACACCAACGATCAGGTTGTCACTCAGCTGCAAGCCAAAGCCAAAGGCGTTGGTCGCATCTTCCACGCACAGGTTGCCAACGGCACAGCGGGCACAAAGTCTTTCGACGGTCTGCCTAACCTGGTCGATGCAGGCATGACATTCGGCGTTGACACAGACGGCGGTCCTATCACTCTGGAACTTCTGGACCAGCTTCTTGACATGGTCAAGAACGGCGCAGACGCTCTGGTTATGCGTAAAGGCACCTGGAGAGCGATCCGCATCCTGCTTCGCGCAATGGGCGGCAACACTGCTCAGATGGTTGAGATCGAAAACTTCGGCCACCCTGTCCCAGCGTTTGACGGCATCCCTGTCATCGTGAACGACTTCCTGGCTGGTGACGAAGCTCTGGGCGCAGGCACAGACCTTTGCTCCATCTACGCGGTTCGCTTCAACGAATCCGATGGCCTTCACGGCATCTACGGTGGCAGCTCTGCTGGTATGCGCGTTGAAAACGTGGGTACAGTTCAGAACAAAGACAGCTATCGCTTCCGCATGAAGTGGTACGCAGGTCTGGTCCTGAAGTCCACGCAGTCGCTGGCGCGTCTGCAAGGTGTTACAAACATCTAATCTTGGCAGTGACATTCAGTCACCACTGAGTTATAATTGGGCGTGGTCTTAGGGCCACGCCCTTTTTATTGGAGACGACATGATCACCGTCTACTCGACACCCGATTGCCGATACTGCTCGGCCGCAAAAAACCTTCTTCTTGAGCGAGAGATCGCCTTTAGAGAGGTCGATCTGTACGAGAGCGCAAAGAACATGGAGGAATTTCAACAGCATTTTCCACATGCAAAGACCGTTCCCCAGATCACAATCAACAAAAACAAGATCGGCGGATACCAAGAGCTTTCTGCACTGATCGTAACCTCGAAATTCAAAGAACTGTTGGAGAACAACTAATGGCTAAAGTCCGTCTCAAGAACCCGCAATGGGCTAACTTCAGCTCTTACGTCGGCGTTACCAAGTTTGAAAAAGGTGTATCTGTCGATCACGTCAGCGTCCGAGAAGCGCAGCTGATTGGCTCCATTATGGCCGTAGAGATCATCGAGGATGACGGCTCTATTCACAACGGCGGACTGGCCCAGCTGCAAGTTGACGGTCGCGGTATGCAGGCACCTGTCGAGAAGAAGAAGTTGATGGCCTCCGACACCTTCAACACACCGGAAGAGATTGAAGTGCCGGATGTTGTCTTCAACGCCAAAGAGCCGACTGCGCCTTCTGAAGAGGATAAGGTATCTGAAGACCTTGAGAAGATGGTCGAAGATCACGAGGCACAAATGCAAGCCGAGAAGGTGAGTGCGCCTCAACGTCTGTATGAGCGTGACGAGCTTGAAGCTATTGCGGACGAAAACGGCATCACGTCGCTGCGTGAAATTGGCGAGAATTTGGGTGTGAAGTCCAACTCGATTGAGACGCTGATCCACAAAATTCTCAAAGCACAAAGAGGCAAGTAATCATGGCCAGCTTCCTCCCAAATACCGATGTTGTCACCACCTTTGACTTGGTTGATGAAGAAACCTTCGACATCATCGATCCAGCCTCTGCGACCTATGACGTGTATGACGAGGAAGGTACGCAGATCACAATCAACGGCGCAGTAACTGTAACCGGTGGCGAAGAGAAGCTTTCGGTTACTGTGCCTGCCGTTGACAACTCACTGGCGGGTGAAACTGAAGGCGCGAGAACTGTTGTCCTCTACGTGACGGCAACAACAGGCGCAACATACACGCTTACCAAAACCTATCTTCTGATCAGGTTTGCCTTTCTTCAGGTGCCGGCTGATTCAGGCATGACATTGCCTCAGTCTATGCTGCTCTCCGACAAGATGGCTCAGTCTGTGCTTGAGGCTTGGACGGACTCTGAAGACGGTAAAAAGACCGCTGCTCTTCGAGAAGCCTGGACAAGACTGTCTCGTATCCCTTTTCTGCCTTGGCGCGACTTTGAAGAAATCCCCGACAGCGCCACAGTCGCGATCAGAGAAGGAAACTTCTCGCTGAATACACTGAGCGTGGATGAGTGGGCTTCGCTTCCTAAGACTTTCAAGGACTCGTTGAAGCGGGCCCAGCTTATTGAGGCTGCTGTTATTCTGGATGGCGACCCGACCTGGGACAGACGCCAAGACGGCCTGATCTCAAAGACCGTTGGCGAAAGCTCAGAGATGTTTTCATCCAAGAAAGCCGCCTTCTCAACAATCTCGCCCAAATCCAGACGCGAGATTAGCCCTTACATTAGACGACAGGTAAGATTGGGTCGTGCATGAGATTTATTCTTAATGAATTTGATCGCATCTCCAACGACGCTGCGGAGCGGCACACATATCTGACCAACGCGCTGGTCTCAAAAAGCAAAGAGGAAATGAGCGACCCCTTTGCCTTCAGCCCAAAGCGCGTTCGAACCGTCAAGAATGAATTGGTTGGGATCGCTCAACGCGGGCTGGAAACCGAACACGAGCAAGTCGGTATCTTGATGGAAATGATGTCAAAAAATGCGCGTGAGACAGCGTTCTATCATTTGGGCATACCAGACACTCAGAATGACAGCAAGACGCTCAGAGACGCGCTCAAAGCTTCTCACGAAGCTTCCACATCTTATCTAAGCAGCGAGATCACGTCACAAGTAAACAGAGACGTAAACCAAGTCATCAGGACGTATAGAAACGCGTCGCTGCGAGTTCTGATGAACATGGACGCCTCTGGCATGAGCCGAGCCGAGGCTTCTAAAGTAGTTTTAATGGAAGAGATCCGAACCAAGAACAAACTTTTCTTTACGGACAGACGCGGTAGGAAAATCTCAAGCGACCTTCACATCAGAAGAACCTGGCGTGAAACTCTGCGTGATCACTGGGTCAAGGTCTATCTTCATGTGCTGTCATCCAATGGTGTCTCGCAAGCAATGCTTTGGCACCCAGACACGCAGCATGAGTTTTATGGAGTTGTTCTGAGCCTAACAGAGCCCGACTACGGCATCGAAAACGCTGATCGTGCCTTTCACCCCAACTCAAGAGCCCTTCCTGTGGCCTTGGAATTTATGGAAGCAGCAGCATGACAACGACCTTAAAGCCAAAAACGCCTTGCATCATTTCTACCAGCACCAAGAAGTTCGACCTTTATGGCCGACCACTGCACTCAGCTACGAGGCGCAGAACAAAATGTGCGATCATTCACCTTTACCGAGAGCATGAGAAAACAACCGTAAGAGCTGACAGCTCAGCATCGCGGGGCAGGGCGGATGAAGAGGTCTCGCAAGTTCGAATTCTTCTCAAGCCGACCGAGCAAATCAGTACCGGTGATCTTGTTGAGATTACTCTAAAGGGCGGTCAGCCCATCACAATGGAAGTTCGCAAGATTTTCAGAAGACCAGATGTCGAAGGGGTCATTCATCACATCGACATCGAGGGGGACATATGGGCGCCAAAATAAAACGCGGAGCTGGTCTGGATCTCAGGCTTGAGAAGACCGCTGAAAAATCGACAAGAGCTTTGCGAAACGTCACCAGAGACGGCGCTTATGAGCTGGCCGAAACAGCCAGACAGATGGCTCCTGTACTTAGTGGCGATCTGGAAGGTTCTATTCAGGTGACAGAGACCATCGAGTCTGGAAACCGCAAGGACTTCACGGTGGGCACCGAAGGTGTGCCCTATGCCATCTTCATGCACGAACAGATATATGAACTGGGCCCAGCCTCTCAGGCGAAAGACAACACCAGCCCGCATCGTGTCGGTCGAAAGTACATGGAACGTGCAGTCTCTTGGCTTATTCGAGATTGGGGCTTCTATCAAAAAGCTCGCGCAGCTGTAAGGAAGGGCAACAAATGAGACTTGAGCCGATTGTAAACTACATCGCGGACAACACTCAGCTTACCAAGGCTGTTGATCTCTTCATTCACTCTATGCCGGCCGATGTCAAAGCGGGCGTTCTTGTCGTTACGGAAACCACAGGCAACTATGTAGATCATGAAGTAAAGGGTGCCTACAAAGGCCGCTACCAAATCATCGTGCGTGATTCCGATCATCTGGCCTCAGAGGCGAGAGCTTACGAGATGTTCGAGCTTTTGAACATAATCAACGAAGACACGACGGACTACCTCATCGTCTACTCGCGCCCCAGAAACACGCCAATTCCTATTGGTGGAAGGTCAAAAGGCGACATGATTGAATTCAGCATAAACTTCGATTTCAGGTATCACGCGAAAAATGACTTCCTGTGGTAAGTCACTCTTGACTGTGGTATAATAGACACATTGCGCATACGAACAGTCTGACTGAGAAGGAATTATCATGGCTAGTGACACTGCAAACGTCAAAGTAGGCGTTGCCAACATCACTTTCGACGGCACAGACCTTGGATACACCAAGGGTGGCGTTGAGGTGGAGGTGACGACTGAAAAGTACACCGTAACTGTCGATCAATTCGGCAATACGCCCATCAACGACTACCTGATTGGTCGTTCAATTTCCGTAACCACACCTCTTGCTGAGACCACTGTTGATGCGCTGGTCGCAACAATGCCTGGGTCTACCAAAATTGGCACAGGCGCTGTGAAAGCTGAAGTGACCACCGGTGTCGGGATCAACCTGATCGATATCGCAGCGGAGCTGGTTGTTAAGCCACAAGGCGCTGTCGATGACTCCGAAAACATCAACATCCCAAAAGCTGCCACAGCAGGCAACATGACGTTTGCTTACCAGCTGGACAGCGAGCGGATCTTTAACGTTCAGTGGATGGGCTACCCTGACCCTGTAACCGGTCTTCTGTATACGTTTGGCGATCCGGCTGCTGCCTAATCGTCTTTTCTGTAGTAAGTCAGCGGTGACTGGTCTATAATGGATCAATCCCCGCTGACTTATAGGAAACCTAATGAGCAAGAATGTTGAATATCTAAACCTGGACGAGGTTGCACCACGCGTAACTAAGGTGTTGACGATCAAAGGCAAAAACTACGAGTTCAAGCTGCCCTCTGTTGGCGAGTTTGTTGAAGAGATGCAAAGAGCCAAGGCGCTTCAAAAGAAGTTTCAAGGCATCAAAGACGAAGACATTGACGAGCTTGAGATTATGCAAGCCATGGTTGAAAGTCTTCAGCGCTCCGTTAAGAA